CGGAATCTTTGGGACTAGTGGACTCTTTTGAACTATATAATATGCTGTTGGAGAAGTTTGGAGAAGTTCCTGATCCGAGACATCAACCAAAAAAGTTTAAACATTATATACAATTGTTAGAGCACATGAGGAAATTGAATGGCAAAACAAACTAAAACTGGTGTTTCATGGAAACCAGAACCGAACAAAAAAGCAACCAGTATTGGTCGTCGCAACGTTAAGATGCAGACGATGAACAAAAACAAAAAACGATCATATAAGGCATACCGAGGACAGGGATGAACTTAAAGAAACTGTGGTTAAAATTATTAAAAGCAGAATCTAAACACAAAAGCAAGAAGGCTGGTAAACTTGAACAACAGATTATACATGAGGAATTAAATGAAAGAAGGAATATGTGTACCAGTAGTGACATTCAAAAAAAGAATTCGCGATGAGTCTATAAGTGGTGATAATCCGTTCAAATGGATAGACGTAACAACAAAAGATATCTTCTTGGGAAATCGAGTAGTAGTATTTTCCCTACCAGGTGCGTTTACACCCACTTGTTCGACTTATCAGGTGCCTGGATTCGAAAACCTTTACGATTCAATTATCGAACAAGGAGTTGATCAAATCTACGTAATATCAGTAAATGACACATTTGTAATGCGCAAGTGGATGATTGACCAAGATGTTAATAAGATTGACTTTATTCCTGATGGCAACGGAGAATTCACACGGCAGATTGGTATGCTTGTTGAGAAATGCAATCTTGGGTTTGGTTCTCGCAGTTGGCGTTATGCAATGGTTGTAGATAACGGTGTGATTGAGAAATGGTTTGAAGAACCCGGCCGCGAAGACAATTGCGAGTCTGATCCTTATGGTGAAACATCCCCAGAAAGAGTATTGGAGTATTTACGTGGCAGACAACACCTCAAATAAAACTTGGCAAGTTAATATCGAAGAGGATCAGTTTGGCGATTTGTATTTGCCATTACCCGACGACATGTTGACAGAACTTGACTGGAAAGAAGGTGATGTGTTAAACTGGATAGATAAGGGCGATGGGACATATGCTCTCGTCAAAGGTCAATATGATAGTGACAGTGGATTAACAGAGAGTTTTTAATGGGTTTGACAATAGTAGACGATACCGAATTGCAATCGGCATCTAGTGGCATGCAAGAAGATGGAACGTACTCTAAAGCGCAAGGCGGTACAGAGTTAATGAACAAGGCGTTGTATGAAAGAGTCGACAACGCCTTACTTGATGAGTTCTTTATTATTAAGTCTCGTGTACGTAAACTAGACAAAGAAAAGAAGAACATTTATTGGCTACATGATCTGTGGTCAGATCCTGAAGTTCAGAAGTTAAAAGATTCAAACTACAGAAAGAATTTTTCAAAACTTGTGTTTGTGTCCAACTGGCAATTGCAAACGTATAATCTAACATTAGGTGTGCCATATAACGAATCGATTGTTATGAAGAATGCAATTGATCCTATCGAGTGGCATGAAAAAGATGACGAACAGATTCGTGTGATCTATCACACAACACCACATCGCGGACTAGAACTGCTAGTACCAGCGTTTGATGCAGTGTCGCGCAAGTATGGTAAAAAGGTACATTTGGATGTATATTCATCGTTCGAAGCCTATGGCTGGAAAGAACGTGATGAGCCATATCTAGATTTGTTTGCCGCTATTCAAGAACATGAGCACATGACGTATCACGGCTTTAAGCCCAATGATGAGATTCGCGAAGCACTCAAACGATCACACATCTATGGCTATCCTAGTATCTGGCAAGAAACGTCTGGCATTTCAGTCATTGAAGCTATGTCTGCTGGATGCGAAGTCATCTGTCCAAATTTAGCCGCACTGCCAGAAACAACAGGCGGATTTGCAACAATGTATCAGTATTCAGAGAATGCTAATCACCATGCAAATGTATTTGCTCAGATTCTAGATGCATCGATTCAACGTCGATTTGATGAGCAGACGCAAAAGAAACTAGATCATGCAAAAAATTATATTGATGCATTCTATAACTGGGATGTACGTGCGGCTGAGTGGACAGGACTTTTACAAGCATTAAAAGGTTGACATTGCATTTGATCTATGCGACTATATATTAGTAGATAGATTATATGTGAGCACATATCATGATTTTATTAGACTTTAATCAAGTGATGATCTCAAACTTGATGAGACAAATTGAGATCAACAATGGAGTAGTTGACGAAAATTTAATACGACATATGGCACTTAACAGTATTCGTATGTATCGTCAAAAATTCAAAGAGTATGGTGATCTGATCATCTGTTGTGATGATCAGGATTACTGGCGTAAAAAAGTATTCCCATATTACAAAGCGCATCGCAAAGAAGATAGAGAAAAGTCAACTCTCGATTGGAACTCTATTTTCAAGTGTTTACACACGGTGCGCGAAGAACTCAAAGAACACTTCCCATATCGCGTTATTCGTGTACCACACGCAGAAGCAGATGATGTTATAGGTGTGTTAACAAATCGATTTGGCGTATATCTAATGAATGCGGATTCTGAAAAAATTCTTATTCTTTCTGGTGATAAAGATTTTGGACAACTGCAAAAGTATACTAACGTTGAACAATTTAGTCCAATCACTAAGAAATGGATTCGTATTCCTGATGCGCAACGTTTCTTGAAAGAACATATCATGAAAGGTGATCGTGGTGATGGCATACCAAACTTCTTATCTAAAGATAGTTGCATTGTGGCTAAAGAACGTCAAAAGCCACTTGCTACTCGTAAGATAGAAGACTGGATTGATCTTGAGCCAGAACAATTTTGCGATGAGACTATGTTGAGAAACTATAAAAGAAATCAACAGTTAGTCGACTTGGACTATGTTCCAGATGAAATTTCTAATCAAATTAAGACTATTTACGATACGTATCAACTAAATAATAGAAATGGTTTGTTAAACTATTTTATCAAAAATAAACTTAAATTATTAACTGAAAGTATAGGCGAGTTTTAATGGCAATTAAAAATTTTCATGAAATTTTCACTGAAGTTGGAAATACAAAAGGTCGTGGTGAAAAAATTGAAGTATTAAAGAAATACTCTAGTTCATCATTAAAAGATGTGCTAGGATTTACTTATGATCCTGGTGTTGTTTGGATGTTGCCAGAGACTGATCCGCCATTCAAAAAGTTTGATCCTGAAGTTGATGGCGAGCCATTACGTCTCGCGTCTGAAACGCGAAAATTTTATCTGTTTGTTAAGGGATATAGTCCAGCACAAAGAGATATCACACAAGCAAAGAGAGAGCAAGTCTTTATGGACTTACTTGAGACTTTGCATCCAGATGAAGCGCAAGTGCTTCTCGATATGAAAAATAGAAGACTGCAGTACAATGGTCTTACTAGCAAATTGGTAGCCGAAGCATTTCCAAATCTAGCCAAAAACTGGTGAAAGGAAGATAAAAGTCTAATATGGGTAAAATCAAAAAGTCTTTTCGCGAATATATTGAAGAAGAAGAAATTCGTAAACGTCCATTGAAGAAAGAATCGCGACACAATTATAAGAAGCATTTAATGGATGTTATTGAATCTGAAGATTGGGATGAACTAGAGAATGAGTTATCAGAACAAAGTCGCAATTATCATCGGTAACGGTGTTAGTCGCACAGAAATTAATTTAAAAGATCTAACAGGTCAAGCACCAATCTATGGTTGCAACGCCCTGTATAGAGACTTTGATGATTGGGACTATCTTGTATGCTTTGATCAAGGCATGGTACAAGAAGTGCGCAACTGTCAATTTCCATTCAAAGGAACTGTCATTGTTCCACCTGCCGATCGACACTACGAAGATGCTGAGTATAGCCCACAACGCAGACGATCTAACGCTGGCATGTTAGCAATGCGTGAAGCAATTGAACGCAAGAGTCAGATTCTGTATTGTCTTGGGTTTGACTTTTTACTAGAGGGTGAAGTTTCAGTTGACAACGTATATAAAAACAGTGTAAACTATGGACCAGAGACTCACGCAAATATGAGCGATAATTACTTTAGAATTAATTATCTACGATGGTTTGCAGAAAAAAATTCAGACTGTAAGTTCATCTTTGTTTTTCCTGACGGTACGCAAAAGAAAGCTGTTGATGCTGAAAATGTTTACTACATGGACTCCAGTGTCTTTTTAAACAAGTTAACACACTAAATAGTTTAAACTCGCAAGAGGAATTCTTATGCCAATCGAATGGGCAATTACTTTCTTGGGCACAATTGTAGCCTCAGTTTACTTTTCTTACAATTCCGGTTTAAAAGCCGGTGTCACAGAAGCAACTACATTGACACTAGAACATCTAATGTCAGAGGGGTTGATTCACTTTTCAAAATCTGGTAAAATAATGTCTGGTCCTGAAGATAAGGAGATAAACGATGAGTGCAATGGGAAACAAGGCAATTGAAGTAGAAGAAGATATTATGGATCTTTTAAACACTAACAAGAGTCTTAGTGAAATTGATGACATCATCGCAGAGATGCATGGAGACATGTGGAGAGGTAGAGCAACAGAAATGTTAGAGGAGCAATATCGAAC